TTACAAATACATTAAAATCGCCAACTTTTATTTTTCGTGTGCCTTCTGCACCATTTTTTTTAGTATAAGTTTCAGTCCTTGTTACTGTAATTAATTCTTTAGGAGTTAAAGGACAATTTAATAATTGTTCAATAATAGTTATAGCCATATTTGCATTCCTTGATTAGTCATCCAGTCAGCAAGTGCTTTTTCAAGTAAATCATCTAAGCCATTCAAATCAAGAGTGGCATCATCCTTAAATTTAACATGTAAATCGCCAATTTGATAATTTTCTACACTATTAATAAAATCACTTGAAGCACTATTGCCTGAACCATTATCACAATAATAAGTTGCAATTTGCAAACATAAATTAGTTAAAACATCATCATCGCTAACTTTACCATTACTCATTATTCTAGGAAATTTTAATGGTTGGTTTTCATCAACTTTTTGCCCTGCATAACTATAACTATCAATTTTCCTTGTTGCCATTACAAGTAATTTAGCTTGGTCGTTTTCTTCAAATGTTTGCCAATTACTCTTTAAAATAGCATTATTATATTCATCTGCTTCACACAAGCAAGCATAAGTATTATATTCTATTCCATTAATATTAACAGTTTTATTCATAGTTATATTTTAACATAGCCGACTTATCACAGCCGACAAAATGTAATATTTTAGGCTTAATAACCGTCCTATTTCCATACTCTCTGTTATAACAATAATTCCACTTTTCATTAACTAATTTTATTTGCTTGTGGAAACACCAATTTATAATTGTTTCATCGGCTGAATAGGGTTCTTGTTTACCCAAACTATCACGCCAATTATCCTTTATTTGTTGAAAATAATTATCCTTATTCATTAATGGAATATTAAACATTAATACACCTGAATTAATATAATATGGTATTCCTAATTGACTTGCTTGAATATCTGAAAATTTTATACCTCTTACTGCCATTAAATAATTATTCTCAAAATCAGCATTATAAAATTCAGATATATCACCTAAACATAAAGTATCAACATCAACATATAATGCACGTTCTAAATGTGGGAATAAAATAGGGATTAAAAGCCTTAAAAAGCAAGCCATACTAACATGTTGAAAACCACATAACTCACTTGTAAATTCATTTAATAACCCAAACTCATCTTTTGTTATCTCATAAAATTTAACATTAGGATTGTATTTTAAAAAACTAGCTTTGCTTCGTTTTAATAAATGATTTAATTTATTATCATGGCAATACACTATATTCATTTTATAATTATATTATGAAAGACCTTATTATATTTGGTGGTTCGCCATTCATTAATACAATAGATTTGCAACGTATAAACCTTAATCGCTTTAACATTATGGCTATCAATAGACCACCACTTAATATTCCAGTTCATTATCTGATTGCTCATGATACAGATTTTAGGGCTGTCCATACACAAAAAGAAGTCCAAGAAACACTAAACAAAGGGCTTAATCCTGTCTTTATTGCACCTAAAACAGAGTTCATTCACGAAACTACAGGATGGAAATGGAAATTTGATTATATAAGCCATAGCTTAGATGAAAAATGTTTGGGGTTTTGCTTATATACTTGTTCCACAGCACTAAATTATGCTTATCTTAAAGGATATAAAAACATTTATTTTATTGGGGTTGATTTAAAAGAAGATAATAAACCATTTACTCATTGGCATGGAGTTACAAATATTCTTGATGTACCTACAACTTGTGCTAAACAAGCAAAAGAATATTTATATCAATATAAAAAATGGGTAAAACTTTATCAATGTAATCCAGAAGTATCTAAAGAGTGGCAAGTTGAATATTGTCCAATCGACCTATTGTATAGTCATCAATAATATATAAACCTTCTTGTGATGGCTGTGGTTCACTACATCCTGATTTCTTCCAACCTCTTTCAGAATAATATCCCCAATCCTTACTATCTATAGATTTACATATTCCATTTTTAAATATTTTCATATTACTCCTTAAATGATGAAAGGTGGCAATAGTTACCACCTTCAACTACTTATTAAAAAATAAATCAATTATTTTTTCTTTTTCTTTGATTTTGGTAATTCATCAACTTTTTCTTCTTCAACCTTTACTTCTTCTACAATAGGTTCGGGTTCAGGTTTAACAACTTTAATAGCTTTTTCAACAACTTTTTCAAAACCCATAGCTTGATAAATACCAAAATCTTTTGCATCTATTGTTTTGTAAATTCCATCTTTACGGATTTTCATGATTTTCTCCTTAATTTGTTAGAAAAGGGCATACCTTTACAAGTATGCCCTTAGTTTTATATAAACTATGAGTTAGCAACGTGAGCGTAAATACCAGATTTTTTATTTTCTAGTACAAATACATCATAGTAGAAACGATAGTTAAATGTCCAACCATCATAGAATTGGTTTACTTCAGGTGCAAATATTTGAGCTACATTGTTTTTAGCGATAGAAATTGCTGCCGCTTTATCCATAAGAATGAAGTTCAAATTCTTAGCATTTGCATCACCTGAAGCACCAGTTGAAACGTGTTTTCTATAACCACCAGCAGTTTCACCTGATGTAGTACCATCAAGAAGGTCAACACCATTATAGAAACGAGTTTGTGGAACAGTAATCATCGGAATTTCGTTGAAGTATTCAACTTTTTGTCCATAAGCAGTTTGTCCTACAGGGAAACTTCTTGTAAGTTCATGTTCCAAGTAACCTTTAACAGTTGGTGTAATAAAAAGAACTAAGTTTTCTTCGTCAACTTCAGCTTCGCCTAAATTTACGATAGCGTTTTCAATAGCTGCTTTAGTTGTTGAATTTGACAAGTTGCCAGTTGTTCCAGAAATACCACTTGTACCTGCTATTCTAGCAAATGTATAAGCATCTTTTTCAGGAATAACTTTGGTTCTCATAAATTCACCAGCCATATTCAAGAAAACCATACCTAAGTTTTCAAGGTTATCCATTTTATCAAGATTGAATTTACGACCTCTGTCATTTGAAAATTCATGAGTTTCCCAACTTGATATAATAGAACCTTTAGGATATCCATCTGCTCTTGAATAATCACCAAGACCATCCATAGTCAATTTGTTAATTTTAATAACTTTTGCATCTGCTGTTTGTTGTACTAAAGCAGAAGGTGCTTCTAAAATAGCTGATTTAGCATTTACTTTATAAACCTCGTCCAATAGAGGTAAATATTTTGTAACTAATTCAATACTGTTTGCCATTTGTTAAATTCTCCTTTTTATTATTTTATACTTAAACCTAACGCTTTACGTGCCGCTTGTTCACTTAATCCGCCATCATTAGATGCAGTATTTTGTTTAGGAACATGGGTCGTTACTCTTGCTTCTACGGCTTTTTGGACTTCAGCATCAAATAACTCTTTCACCTCACCGATTTTCGCTAATGTAGCTTCAGCATCTTTAAAAACTAATACACTATCTAAAAATACATCGGGTAAACCTTTATCCTTCATAAGTTTTCTGGTTTCATCCCTTTGTTCATTTAGAGCGATTTTATCTTCTAATGCTTGAAGTTTCTCCTTGCTCTCTTTAGCCTCTGTTTGCGCTTTTTCTAATTCAGACATTTTTGCAAATTGAGCTTGTTTTTCAGCTTCTTTTTTGGCAAGTTCTTCACGCTCTTTTACGGTCTTTTCCCAAGATTTGTTAGTATCAAATTTACCTTTTCCATAACCTTTAGCTTCAGCTTCTTTCAACAAATTGTTCAATTCTTCTTGAGTAAAAGTTTTTGGTTCATCATTAGGTGTGTCTTGATTACCTAAATCTTGATTTTGAGTTTCAATGTTCGGTTCGTCTGCCATAAAAAATTCTCCTTTAACTGTGGATTATACATACATACCCCGATTAACTGATGGGATAACCCTCATATTTTTATCTATAACATATTTTTAATCGGGCATAAAAAAAGACAGCATATAGCTGTCTTACCATCCCTAATATCTCTCTCTAATAATTAACTTAATAAGCCAAATTGAATATTTTGTTCTTTATTACGCTTTCTTACTTTATCATTTAATTCACTATGCTTTATGCCTTCACTTTTTTCTTCTGGCATGTTTATAGGTTCTAAATAATGATAACACGTAAAATGGAATAATCCATTTGCTCTTGATTCTGCTACTGTTTCATAACCTAAATCATTATCATAAAAAGCTAAAATCTGATTATCATAAGGAATACAAGCATCACATTCCATAGCAGTAGTTGGTAATCTTTTTACAATAGCATATTCTACTCCATTTCTAACTAATTCAGCGATATAACTATCTCTAAAAGCATTTATCAATAAGTTTTCAACTTTACGATTTACATAATAAGTTAAATTTTGCCTACGACCTAATCTATCTTCATAATAAGTAATTCCATAATCACTATATACTGCCATTAATTCTGTGCTAATAGTTTTTTTTGTTTTATCCAAATTACTTTTAATACTACTTATTGCTCTATCAGAATTAACTTTTATTCCATTAGATACATAACTCATTTCAGTTATAGCTTTATCAATATGAGATTGTACCATTTGTTTAATCTTATCACTCGTAAGTGCTTTATTAATAATCTTTTTTATATTTGCCTGATTTAATGCTTGTTTTCCAAATTTCATACCAATAGCGACTTGTTTTAAAGCCTGTTTTGTCGCTCTTTTAAATAAATCAGCAAGCCACATAATTATTAACGCATCTCTCAACCGTTTAAATGTTTCTTCTTTTTTATCTGTTGGGTCTTTTATATAAGCATAAAAATGTAAATTAATTCGCCTCATATAATCTTCTGTTATATCGGTGTCATCATCCACATAATCTTTTATATCAGCATATATATCTTTAATCTTTGCCATAACTTAATTATAACTTTTAGCCAATACATCACAAAGTTGTTGATATTGGTCGGTTTCTACCACCACACATGAACCATCTTGAAGTCTAATTTCATAATCTGCCTCTATTATTTTTTGTATTTTAATCTTATCAACACTATTAGTTTCACCTTTTAATGGTATAGTTTTCATTAAACATATATGATTAATATTTAATATAACTGGTAAATTTTGTTTATTCAATAATTTTACAAACATTCCTACACCTCTATCCTTGCAATATCTCCTTTATACTGTTTCTTTCTTCTTCTGTTAGGTCTTGCCAAATAAGATTTATATACTTAGCTAAAGATGTGTCAAAATCTTTACTGCATTCGCTACCACCAATATTCATTGTAAATATAAAATATTTTCCCTCTGCGTGGTTTATATAAATCTCTCTTTCTGACAATAACTTAATCAACTCCAACTGTTTTTCTGCGGTGAATGGCGGGTAATATTCTTTTGTACTTTCATAATGTTCACAATTTGTGCTACAATGTTCACTTCCTTTACAAGTCCATTCGCACATTCTTTTCTTTTCAACCTCTGCTAATTCATATAACTTTTCTATTTCACTCATTCCTACACCTCATCTTTCTTAAACTTCCAATCTAAATACTTCTTATATTCTTCTACTGCAACATCAATAGGTAACTCACTATTGCTTTCATATCTACACGCATACCCCTTCTTGTAGCGAAAGATGGCGGTGGTAGCATTAGGCACGATAAAACTACCGTTACCTCTTAATAACAACAAATCTAACAAACATTTATATTTAATTTTTGTTTCTTCCTTTAGGTTCAAATTTTTGTCTTGAAATAAGGTTTTAGCATAAACATAAGTCCAATCAATATTTTTTACTATCCATTCTTTTATTTTTTTACCCTGTGGAATTTGTTTATAGCCAAAATCAACAATACAACTTATCATCTGCATAAGTTCCAAAAGTTGCTTATGCTTATATTTTTTTGACACTCTAATCGCTGCTTCGTATGGATTTTCGTGCAGTATCAAGAGCATCATAGTTCACCGTCCTCAAATTGCTGTTGCGTATATATCTGATATTGTTCTATTGCCACTTTTTTAGCATGTTCTTTACTTACATAAGAAATTACACGAATATAATAAATATCTTTTTCAATTTTATTTCGTTTATTATGAGAAATATCAACTATTTCAAACCCTTCGCTTTCTTCTAAATCACCTTTTTTATGGCTATAATTTTGAATACCTGCGAAACATATAACAATATCTTTTATCCATATCAACGCATGCCAACATCGAACCTTTTTCTTTGTTATAGGTCTTGTAATTTGATTTAATTCAAATTCCTCAACATCAGAATAGTCAATATCATTTAAAGCATTTGAATATTGTTCTGCCTGTTCTTTATTATCAAAAACCGCTATACAATCTCTATCCGAATAACAACCTTGAAATACACAATATACTTTCATCTTCCTTACCTCACTTTCAAAACAATTATACTAGACATATAATTATTTGTCAACTACATTGTAAATTCGTAAGCAGGGTTAGGGTTTTCAGGAGTATTAATATTAGCTATATCTTTTATAGTATCAATAACTTTTTGTCTTTGTTCAGCTTCTATTCTTGCTAATTCACCCTCAACATCAGTTATCGTTTCCATTCGTTTAAATGCCGTTTCTTTAGACATCATGCCTCTGTCAACTAAATCAGCATATTCTAAATCAGCAGTTACATTATTCGGCAAGTTATTATAAAAATGATATTCCATATCATCTTTACCTATTTCAAATTGTTTACCAACATAAGAAGCAATAACATTCCATCTTTTTCTCATACCTTGCTCAAAATAAGCTGTTTTATTAAGACGTATATTTTCGATACCAAGCATTTTAAAAGCTATCGCACTACCTGATTTGTTATAACTAGCCAAATCCGTAAAATCAGGAACATTAGTTATAGCATAATATTCGCCTCTTAATGCTTCTTGCAATGCCTTAAATGAAGAACTATCAAGTTGTTTATAAATATATTTAGCATCAGAATTTTCGCCCATAAGCGATACAACTCTTGTGCGATTAAGTTTTTCTCTTTCTTCTTCTGGCAAATCAACATTAAAGAAAGCAAGTATAGCATTAGCAATACCACTAAAATCATCTATACCTAAAGAATATGTTTTGCTATAAGCACTTAAAATTTCACAAGCAGGTTCGTAATCACCAAAATTATTATCATTATTTTTGTACATAACAATAGGAAAATCATCAGGGTATGCTATATTTACTTCTGTTTCGCCCAATTTAACAGCACCATTTCTTGTATTAAATTCAGTAATTTTTCCTATTGTATAAATATAACCTTTTTTATATTCCGCACCATCTTTAGGTTTAACAATAGAATAAGTAATATAACAAATTTCATTTTCTAATATACTATCATCAACTACTAAAAATGTAGTAAATGGGTCTATACGTTTATAAAAAGGTTCTTTCTTACCTTTAAATTCTCTTACTCCGATAAATTCATAAGCCAAACCTAATCTAGAGCAATCACTTTCTAATGCTTTATCTTCTAATATTTCATTATTTTTAAATTTCAACTCATCAATATATTTACCATATTTAAAATTTTTACCATAATCCTGTGTTGGTTCTTTACCAAAACAATATGAAACAATATTTTGTACTGTCATATATGCAAGATTTACATGAATTTGACTATTAATATCCCTTTTCTCAAAAGGATATTTCATAATATCATCTTCACCTTGATAAAAACTATCTAAATATAATAATCTTGGCTGTATAGTTTGTGTAAATTTATCCAACCAATTTTGAACATTACTCTCCGTTATTTCTGTTTCGTTTGAAATTATATATTTTTTCATACTTTTATTATAACCTAAATCTTTAATCCCTCAATAGCTTTACCTTTAAATCCCTCTGACCGATAAACAATAGAAGCTAAACTATCAGGACAATCATCATGGTCTGCATTCTCATTGTAATCCATAATCTGATTTATATAATTATCATCTGTTGATTCTATAAAATAAACTTTATTCCATATAGGCAATAATACACTTGTTATCTTCTCAAATTTATTTCTTTTTTCGTGATAAGTCATACACCTTACCCCTTGTTCACGAAATTCTTTTGCTAGATACCCCTTATCAGAGTTAGTTTCAAGATATAAACTACCTGCCCTATATTTTTCTTTAAGTTTCAATATATCACTCATACACGCCTGAACATGACGTGTCCACATTTTACCAAATACTAAATATCTTCCATCAGGCAACTTTTTCAATATAGTAAATGCTGTTGTATCAGCACCAAAATATCCAGCATCTAAATGACATATACCATCTTTTATTAATTCTTCACCTGTTAAACCATTTTCTAAATCTTTATCATATAAAGTCCTATAATCAGTAAATATCGCATCTTCATCAGCTATAAATTTAAGTTCATAGTTTGCAGCAAATAATGAAGGTGTCATTGTATGCCTAATTTCTTCTATCTGGTCGTTAGTAAGTAATCCTGTTTCATAACAAGTATAAATGTCTGCTTTTGGCATTAAAGAAAATACATCATCAGGATGCCATACCGTACCAATAGCTATTGACCGACCTTCAGGATTTTTTACGTTCTGTAATTCTTGCCATACTGCTTTTGTAAATTCACGTTCTGCACAACTATCTTTATCTTTTCGGTTTGCAATATCATCAACTATTATCCAATCAGCGTGTTTACCAGTTAGAGAACCTTTAATACCTATCCCCAATACTTGCGAACCACCACCTAAACCTGTTTTTAATGTTGTGCTTACTTCAAATGCTGTATCTTTTGTTAATCTATATCCATGCCCATACATTATTTGAGAAAATGCTTGGAAAGCATCGGTTTTTAAAATCTTACTTACATTACTAATAATTTCTTTTACGTCATTATCCGTTTTACGCAAAAATATTACAGTTTCTTGCGGTCTAAATATAACAATTAATGCAATAAAAAGCGTTATAGCTGTTGATTTATAAGAACCCCGATGTGCTTTCAATACATAAGTGGTACGCCTTTTTTTCCAAAATTTACTTATCCATTCAGAATGAAGTTCATTTAGTTTATTAAACCCCACCAAATGCCCTATCAAATGAGCCTTATTTTTAACTCTATCTAATAAGTTTCTTTGTTTCTCATTCAAAGTAGATTTTTGTTCTTCTGCCATTATTTATCCTCTGCAACAAACCAACTTGAAAAATCTGTTTTCGGTTCTTCTATTTCTTCTTTAGGTTCAACAACTTCTTTTTTATCTTCTTTAGTTAATCTATCATATTCTTGAATTATAAAATTAATAGCATTAGACATTGCCTTATATCCATAATTTTCCATAACTTGATTTACTATTGGTTCACTAATAGGTGATAAAAATAATCCTGTTTTTTTACCTGACATTTATTCCCCTTTCATACATAATTGTTTCTAAAAGTGTATGTATATGTAACAAATCTTTTTCATTTAATCCATTAAACCAAGTAGTTAAAAAAGCATCATCTTTCTTTGCTTGAATTTCTTGCATATAAGCATTTGCCATATTTGAATATTTTGTAGTTTCTATTATTTTTGTTTCTTTATTATTATCCTCTTTTATTGAATAATCATAAAATACTTTTACTTCAGTTAATCCTTCTTTCATTTTTCCTCCAATAACATTTCAATAGCATATTTAAAATCTTCAAATGTACTAGGTCTTACACAAAACCAATATCCACCAGATTGGCATATTTTTTCTCCTTGATATTCTTGCATTTTAGACAATTTACCAACTTCCGTTTTAATCTCAATACCAACAAATCGACCTCTTACACAAGCTAATATATCTGGAACACCTACAGCAGTAAAAGCGTTTGCAAAATATTTTACGTGCCAAATATCCTTTGATTTCAAAAAATCTTTTATCCGTTTTGTTATATTATTTTCTGCTTGACCCATCTTGTTCCTCAAACAACCTATTTGTATAATCCTCTTGTTTATTCAATGCTTCTAAAATCTTACCGTCTATACTATTCTCTGTTTCAAGTATATAGTAAAAACAAGGTTTTTCTTGCCCGATTCTATGCACCCTTTTTTGCGACTGCATAAAATTTTCACAACTTAATGGCAAACTAAAGTATATTATTTTATTAGCTTTTTGTAAATTTAATCCTTTTGCGCCTGCTTGATACTGAACAAACGTTACAGAATTATCATATTTTTCATAATTTTCTAAATCTCGTTTTTCTCCATTAACCAAACTCATCGGACGGTCAATTAGCCGAGCCAGAATGTCTTTTTCTGCGGTAAAATTATAAAAAACGATTAATCTATCATCTGTATCATTTAACAGGTCTTTAAACGCCTGTAATTTATGTTTATTATATTGAGAACATAACTGTCTTTCACCAAGCATTTGCGTTAATGTATTTTCTCCAATTATTTCATTACCATCAATAACCACAAGTCTATCTCGTCTGAATCGCTTATATTCAGGTATCTGCTCACACTTTATTGTTATAAAATTTTGTTCAGGTAAGGTTAATGCTTCATCTGCTTTCATAAATACTGCGCCATGATACCTTAATTGATGTTTTAAATCTTCTACATTCTTATATCCAACCACAAGTTTTATAGCAAATGGCATATTCGGTCTTTGAAAATCCTTTGTAATAATATATCTGTCATAAAATGCTTTTTTGGTTATATCCCAACCAAGTAATTTACATTGACTATAAAGTTTCTCATACTTTCCACTAACAGGAGTTCCCGATAATAAAATCACATTATCAGCACCCATTTTTAGTATTGCTTTTGACCGTTTTGTTTTTTCATTAGCAATTACTGAACTTTCATCAAGCATTAAGGTAAAATTTTTTAAATTTTTAAGATTATCTCGCCTATAAACAATATCATAGTTTATTACACCTATATACTTACCGTTTGTACCTTCATTAAAGACCTTATTTTTAGTAAGGTCTTTAATTGTGTATTCAGAATAATAAATCTTAAAATGTTCCAACCAATCTTTGACTTTTGATTTTTGACAAACCAAAAGATTAATCCTATCGCCCAATATTCGCATTTTTTCGCTACCAATGTAAGTTTTTCCCAAACCCATATCTGCATAATAAGCGACACGATTAAAACTTTTAGTTTCCTCTAATAATCTCTCTTGGTGTGGATATAATTTCATATTTCTCCTCACAAAAAGGGGGAGTAATCCCCCTTTATTAAAATGGCATTTCCGCATCGCCTACTTTTTCTTCTACTTTAGGTTTTACTGGTTCTTTTTTAGCAGGAGCTT